CAAAATGCGTACCTAACTGCTATTGACAGTGCAGTCCTTACTGCTCTACTAGCTGCCGGTACAAACGCTAGTGCTACTACTGCTGATAGTGATGGCGTAATCGCTTATAGCTCACAAGCCGCAAAGCTTGTCTATGAAAACACCGGTTACTTTGCTCAGAACTATCTCGCTAACGGTGCTCAGTGGCAGCTACTAATGGGCGCAACAGATACCACAAAGCGACCAATCTATAACGCTATTCAGCCAATGAACGCAGCTGGTCAAGTTAATCCGGGCTCTATCCGCGGTAACGTACTAGGACTCGATCTCTACGTAGATCGTAACTTTGCGCAGACTGCAGTAGATGATAACTCTGCAATCATCCTCGCACCTGAGGCGTTTACGGTTTACCGTGGACCTCAGGCTTATATGTCAGTGAACGTAGTATCGAACCTTCAGGTACAGGTCGCTATCTACGGCTTTATGGCAACTATCGCAAAAATGCCTAACGGTATTATCAAGTTTGCGAAAATCTAAGCAAAAAACCTAATAGTCGGTAGGGCTCTTAGCCCTTTGAGCCCTACCGGCCTCTTTTAAGATTGGAGTAAAGATGCCAGCTACATACGTCACCGAGGCCGAGCTACGCGCTAACCTTGGTATCGAAAACCTTTACTCCTCGGATATTGTGGAGACTTGTTGCCAAACCGCGCAGGATCTCCTAAACCAGTTTTTGTGGTTTGCCTCAGCTCCGGTAGTAGGCGTAACACTACAAAATAACGTAGCTACTGCGATGATCGCTAACCCTATGACTTTTACTACTGGCCAGAGCGTTACCTTGAGTGGATGCGGCTCAACCTTTAACGGCACTTACACGATTACCGGTACGATGCCTTGGAGCGCCGGTACGGTAAACCAGATACCTAGCCTTGTATGGAACCCTAATATGTGGAACTGGCCAGCCGGTTTTAGCTTTATCCAATTTACAAAGGTAGCGGCTAACGTCAATTTCCAACGCGTATTACCTTATGGCTCAGCCGTAGGAGCAGATACAAAAACTAACTCTTACGCAACTACTCCGGCGATCCGCGAGGCCGCGATGATCCTAGCCGTAGATATTTTCCAAGCTCGCCAAGTCTCACAGACCGGCGGCGTGACGATCGATGGTTTTAGTCCTAGCCCTTACCGTATGGGAAACTCAATGATCGGCAAGATTAGAGGGTTAATAAGCGGCTACCAAAATCCAAATAGTATGGTGGGCTAAATGCCAGCCGCCATTACTACGCTACGAGCGAACGTAGCTACCGCTTTAGCTAACCCGAACGTATGGAATACCTACAGTTTTCCGCCTCCAACTATTACGGCTAATAGCGTAATCGTGGCCCCGGCAGATCCCTACATAACTCCAAGTAATAATACTTACTCGGCTATTTCACCTTTAGCAAACCTAAAAGTGATTATGACGGTGCCGATGTTAGACAATCACGGGAACCTTAACGGGATCGAAACCCTAGCGGTAGCAGTCTTTAATAAACTCGCTGCCTCAAATATCGTAATGAACGTTAGCAGTATGTCGGCTCCTACAGTACTTAGCGTACAGAGTGGGGATCTACTTACCGCTGATTTTAATATCTCAATACTCACGAGCTGGAGTTAATAAATGCCATATACAGAGGATGACCTAAAGTTTTTGCGAAAGATCGGCCAGATCGTAGACGAGCCTGAACCGGTCAAAGTCGCAAAAGTAAAACCAATACCAACTACAACCGAAAGCGAGGAATAGGTCAATGGCCGTATTCTTAAGTAATGGAGTGGTCGTAACCCTTAACTCGGTAGACCTATCCGATCACGTAACAAGCGCAACTATTAACCGCGTATTTGAGGAATTAGAGGTAACCGCGATGGGAGACTCCTCGAGACGTTACGCCAAGGGTTTGGAAACCTCGACCGTCACGCTGGACTTTCTAAACGATACTGCAGCTAGTGAAGTCCTACAGACCTTGCAAGCTGCTTGGGGTACTACAGTGCCTCTAACACTTAAGCAGACAAGCGCAGCTATTTCAGCTGCTAACCCTGAGTATCAGACCACAGTACTAGTTAATAACACTACAGATATTAACGGTGCCGTCGGAGATATCTCTACTCAATCAATTACGTTTACTTGTAACTCAGTTATCGTAGTAGACACTACGGTATAAGAAAAAGAAAAGGGGCAACAAATGGCACGACTCAAAATAACAAGGGCTACCGGAGAAGTAACAGAGCACCAGATTACTCCTCGGATCGAGTATGCCTTTGAGCTTCACGTAAAAAAAGGTTTTCATAAAGCCTTTATCGAGGACTCTAAACAAACGGACCTCTATTTTTTAGCTCACGAGTGCCTTAAAACGGCAGGAGTAGTAGTTAAACCTTTTGGTCCTGATTTTCTCGATACGTTAGTAAAGGTCGAGGTCCTAGACGACGAACCTTTAGACTAGGGCGAGATACCCTTACCTATCAGGTAGCGCAACTATCTATACGGTTAGGGATCTCGCCTCAGTCGGTCCTCGATCTCGATACGGAAATGTTTAAGATGTTAATAAAAGTATTAAACGATCAAGCTAAGGAGGCCGAGCGATATGCCAGTAGAAGTAAAAGGCGTTAAGGCCACCATAAAAGCGATCCGTAAAGTAGATCCCGAACTACTTAAAGAGATGAATAAGCAGATACGCGCAGTAATGATCCCTATCCGGGACAAAGCTCGAGGGTATGCTCCATCGCCTCAACCGGATAACCTTTATAGCTGGAGCAAAAACGTCGATGGCGGTACTGGACGTTTTCCTCTCTATGATTACTCAACCGTACGTAAAGGTATTTACTACTCGCAGCCTGCCGGTGAGCGTAATAAAAATGGATGGCGAGCTTTGTACTACGTAGCTAATAAATCAGCTGCCGGCGCGATCTATGAGACCGCTGGACGTACCAACCCGGGCGGATCGGCAGCTAGTAAATCTAATAACCCCGGAGCCGGTGGGCACTTTGTTAGTCGTATGGGGCCTCTTTATGGCAATAAGCGCGAGGAGCGCGGCCGTATGATCTTTAGAGCGTGGGCCGAGGATCAGGGTAAAGCTCAAGCGGCAGTAATTAAAGCTATCGAAAATACCGTTAAAGCCTTTAACCAAGGCTCCTACACAAAGGCCGCATAAATGGCGCGTAATCTACCTAGCTTAGTCGTAAGCGCAGTTAGCACGTGGGACGGTAAAGCCCTCGCTAAAGGCGAGAAGCAAGTAAAGAGCCTAAGTAAAGGCGTTAAGCAATTAGGCGCAGCCTTAGGTATATCTCTCGGCCTTAAAGCGGTAATCGCTTTTGGTAAAGCTGCATCCAAGGCGTTTATAGAGGATGAAAAAGCAGCCTTTAGACTAGCTAAGTCAGTAGAAAATCTTGGAATGGCTTTTGAGACTCCTAAGATCGAGCAGTTTATATCCGATCTATCTCAGGCCGCCGCCGTTACCGATGACCAGCTACGGCCAGCTATGCAACAATTACTACAAACTACGGGCTCCTTAACTAAATCTCAAGAACTCCTAACTCAGGCTCTGGACATAAGCCGGGGCTCGGGCGTGGAGTACGAAACCGTAGTTTCCGATTTGAGTGCGGCCTACCTAGGGCAAACTAAAAGTTTATCTAAATATAATCTCGGCCTAACTAAAGCCGAACTAAAGGCGATGAGCTTTAATGAGATACAGGCTAAACTAAATAAACAGTTTACCGGATCTAATGCAGCTTACTTAGAGACTTATGCCGGTAAGTTTGAGCTAATCTCAAATGCAGCTGGAGAAGCCCAGGAGAAAATCGGCGGCGCTTTAGTCGATGCTTTAGTATCGGCTTTTGCGGCTGGAGATCCTCAAGAGTTTGTAAGCAAAATCGAGGACCTATCCGTAAAAATAGCCGATATGGTCGCTACTGCCGTATTTGGATTTAAGAAACTTTATTATCTAACAAGCGACCAAGCTATTTTAGCCTCATTAAATCCGTTTGATGATTACGAAAATCAAGTAGTACGGATTATCGATGCTCAAGAAAAGGCGTTTAAGGCATCGTTTAATCGTATTAAAATGGGCTACGTCGGATCGATGGCTATAGGTATTTATCCAAGCGCAGCCGACGAGGCAGCTCGTAAGGCATACGAGGCAGCCGCAATTAAACGCCAAAAAGAATTAGCGGCAGCTCAGGCCAAGGCGGCTAAAGCCGAAAAGGCTAAAATAGCCCTTACTAAAGCCGAGGCCGTTTTTGATAGCACTCGGATCTCGCTCGCTGCAGCTCTTAGAGCTACATACGATAAAGAGACCAAACTACGCCTTGAGGCGCTTATGCTGATCGAGGAAGACAAAGGCGATGCAGCTCTAAAGAAAATCGACGAGCTCGCTAAGTTCCAAAAAAACGCGGATATGGAGCGTTTAGCTGGAGTTACTACTATTAGTAACGCTACTCTCGAGTCATTAAATAAGCAGTTACTAACTGAGCTTGGCGTTATTAACGGTAGCAAAATGGCCGAGGCCGATAAAGAGTTAGCTCGTGAGGATGCGTTTAAGAAATATAACTCCGCGATAGCTACGGCCGGTACGCTAATGGCTAAAGAGGCTTATAACGAGCGCGTACAGATCCAACTAACCGAAATAGCCCGGCTTGCCTCTATTAGTAAGACTACTAGCGCAGGCACTACGGCTAACTTACTGCTCGAGTCTGCCGAACTAACAAGAATTGAGCGAGTGGCTAAGGCTCAAGCCGAGGCCGATGCTAAACGCCTTGCCGATCTTAAACAATATCTAGGGCTATTAAATGCTAAAGATCCTCTCATAGGGACTCCGGTGCCTAATTTTACGCCTCCTAGCTGGGCTAAACCCGGTGGACCGTCTACGAGTATGGGGCCTTTTGCTATTGCGCGAGAGGAGTTACCTACCGGTGTTATGGGCGGCGGCAGTGCCGGAGGTGGATCAAGCTCACAAACCGTAGACATAACAATTAACGCAGGCGTGGGAGATCCTGAGGCTATAGCTAGAGCAGTCGAGGATATTCTTAATCAGTCGAGCTATAGAGGTACATCAGTAAACCGGGGCTCGGGAGTATATGCGATATGAGTACTTGGCTCCCTGAGTGGAGGATTACGGTAGGTACTACCGTTTACGATAACGTCCTATCGGTAAATATGGCTACGGGCCGCGATGATATCGATTTACAGTGCAACGCAGGCTACGCACGTATGGAGATTATTAACCTCGATAACTCGCCTTTTGATATTGACGTAACCGATGCCCTTACCCTAGAGCTTAAGAATAGCGCCGGGACTTACGTACCCGTTTTTGGCGGCGAGGTATCAGATTTTGGTATCTCGGTGCGCTCGCCTGAGGAGATCGGGTTTATAACGATCGGTAATATATTAGCCGTAGGATCTCTAGCCAAACTTACTAAAGCCCTTTTCCCCGATGCCTTGGCTAAGGATGAGGACGGCAACCAAATCTACGACATATTAAACGAGCTGCTTATAAACTCGTGGTTTGAGGTAGCACCGGCTTTACAGTGGTTTGACTATGACCCTACGACTACGTGGGCTAATGCAGAAAACGTAGGACTAGGCGAGATAGATCAGCCTGGACTCTACGAGATGATCTCTCGATCAGCTGAACCGGCGAGCAGCTATAACCTCTGCGCTCAGATAGCACAAAGCGCACAAGGCCAAATATACGAGGATAAAGCCGGTCGAGTTTGCTACGCCGATACTGACCATCGTACGCAGTACCTATCTACCTATGGCTATACGACCTTATCGGCTAACTACGCTATTCCGTCTACGGTTAAGACGATCCTACAGATAGGCAAGATCCGTAACTCTTTAGTATTTAATTATGGCAATAACTACGCCAGTCAGGCTACGGCCCTAGATGCTACCTCTATCGCTAACTATGGCCGCTATCAGCGAGCCGTTACGACTAACCTTCATAATTTAACCGATGTTAA